CATTTTTGATAATGTGATAAATCATGGTGAGCAGAATTTTATTATAAATGCTTGGCTAAAGGTTTATGCAAATTCTAAAACCTATGGAAAGGTTCGATCTCATATTTTCTTTAAGGAAATGCCTTTAATAATAGAAAATATTATCAAAAGTTCTAATATTCTGATGGCACGTTCTGTTGACGATAATTCCCAACTCTTCGGATGCTGTATTTATGATGATCAGACTCTCCATTTTGCCTATGTTAAAGGGATTTATAGAGGTCTAGGCCTATTCACTGAGATGGCAAAATCTATAGATAAAGAGCTTAAATATTATACGCTAGAAAATACATATACTAAAATTTTCAGAAAATCAGGCATGGAGCTAAACCCATTTGAAACATTTAAATTTAATCATAAAAGTTAATCTACTAAGTTTGGAAGGAAAGTGTCCACTTTGCCTAGAAAATGTTATGTTTCGAGAAAATCTTTCGTGGTACTGCCAAAACTGTAAGCTAGGTGGGAATATTAAAATTGAGTCTGAGGTTGTTGATGAATATAAGAAAAGTGAAGTTTAGCTCTCCGATACGTCTAGGATCAAATGAATATAGTTTTATTGATCTTGATTTGAACAATAAAGATATAGCGATCAAATATGATGATGAGATTAAAATGCTAGTCTTAAGGCGTGATGATTGCGTCGTTATTACGTCAATGGCGAATGTTGTTTACATGGGGGTGCATGATGTATCAAGTCGAACAGAATTACGCCCAGAAAGTTCTTCTGGAACTAATCAGGAGGAAAGCAAGAAAAACGACTCTCCCGATAGTAGACGAAACATTCATAAAGCAAGCAAACGCAATAAATGATCTCACAAGGTTTCAAGCTTGGAACTGTTCAAGACGTTCAGGAAAAACAATAGCGGCGGCAAGGAAGATCATCAAGCTTCTTCAAACGCATAGAAATGTTAAAGGAATTTACTTCGCTCTTACTGCTTTATCGGCAAAGGATATTATCTGGAACGAGATAATCAATCTATGCGATCAACTAAGAGTCAGGATTAAACCAAACATCACAGAGAAAAAAATAATCTTTCTGGATACAATGTCAGAGCTAAAACTAACAGGAGCCGACGCATCAGAAAGAGAAATGAAGAAGATTCTGGGGCAAAAGTTACTATTTGTTTTTATAGATGAAGCAGGATCATTCACTATTGATATGCCTAAATTTGTTTACCAAATGATTAGGCCTACCCTTATCGACCTAAGAGGGTATATGACTCTCCTTGGTACTTGTGAGACTATCCCTAATACATTTTTTGAGAAATGTTGCGAAGGAAAGGAAAAAGGATGGAAGGTCCACAAGTGGACTGCATACGATAATCCATACATGGTCAATCAGTGGACGGAAGAGCTTAACCAGATGCTCGCTGAAAATCCACTTATAGAAAATGCGGCATGGTTTCGGACTCATTATCTGAACGAATGGATTAAAGACGAGTCCATGTTAATAATACCATACCGTGATACTAATCTAATCAGAGTACTCCCGACATGGAAAGATAAAAACTACATTTTAGGGGTAGATTTAGGCTATAACGATGCAACGGCGTTTAGTGTTTTAAGCTACTCATTCAACGATAGGAAAGCAGTAGTTGAATATGCAAGTAAGTCTAGGGCTTTAGATATTACCGACACAGCAAACGAAATTAAGAGACTTGAATCAAGATTTCCATTCCTGCATCAGATAGTTGATGGAGCTAATAAACAGGCAGTGGAAGAGATGAGAAAGCGCCATGGTTTAAATCTTCAAGGCGCCGAGAAAACAGACAAGGCAATGTTTTTGAGAATGATGAGAGATGATATTCTTACTCAAAACCTAATGATCTATGAATATGAAACTAAATTGCTAAGGCAAGAGTGGGATAGTTTAGTTTGGGAAGATGCTAATAAAGAGGACGAAGACCCAAGATGTGAGAACCATCTTTCGGATGCAACTTTATATGCTTGGAGATACTGCTACAACTATCTATACAAAGACCCAGAGCCTAAATATGATCATAATTCAGAACAATACATGGATGAATTTTGGAGGCAAGAAGATGAAGAACTCGAAAGGGAACTTGAAGAAGAAAGAAGTAGTTTTTGACATGGATACAATCAGGGAACTAAGAAAACTTGGTGCTAATCACATCAAAACGGATACAATAGAAATTAAGTTCAATGAGGTTCACGACACAAAAACAATGAGAGAAGTCGGGAATTCTAGTTCTATTGTTGATGAATTCGACAAAATTTATGATGAGATCGGCAACATTTAATAAGGATGTTTTATGCAATTTAACAAGTTCTGGTTCCAAGAAGAGAAAAACAAAGTTCATGAAAATCTAACTGCGACTATGCAAGAGCTATTGATTAGACAAGCATACCGAACAAGAGAGAATTTAAGGCACTACATGCTTTATTCTAATGGGTGCTATACAGACTCAGAAAATCAAGATTATGTTTATACAACTCTCAAAAGTAAACTCTATATAAATTTAGTCCAGATTATTATCTCAACTCTCCTTTCTAAGATTTCACGAAACAAGCCAAAGCCGACGTTTCTAACTGAAGATGGTGATTATGATCAGCAACAGAAAGCAAAAAAGCTTGATAAGTTCATGTATGGTCAGTTCTACAAGTCAAAAGTTTACGATAAGACATCAAAGATTTTCCTAAACTCTGGTATTTTTGGAACAGGATTTTTACATATTTACAGAAATGAAAAAGAGTTAATGACTGAAATAGTTCCTGCTGATGAACTTGTGACAGATGATAGGGAATCATTAAATGATGATCCCCAAAATCTTTATCGTTACAAAACAACATCAAAGATCAATCTAATATCAAGATTTCCTAAGTTTGAGAAAGAGATTAAGGAATCATGCAAGCTAGGGTTACAGGGTAGATATTTAGGTGATGCAGTTCTTGATGATGCAATTACAATAATTGAAGCTTGGCATCTTCCTGAATATGATGGTGAAAATGGAAGGCATGTTATTTGCGTAGATAAAGCTACACTATTAGATGAGCCATGGAAAAGTAAGTATTTCCCATTTCCTAAGTTTAAATTTCAAGAAAGAGGAACAGGTTTTTATGGGCGTGGTGTTTCTGAGTTAATATCAGGGATACAGATGGAAGCTAATAAAATATTTGAGAGAATTCAGAGAAATATCCATCTTACTACAGTCCCAAGAGTTCTTTACAACTATGCTTCAAAGATCGTTAAATCACATTTCAATAATGAAATTGGTGGAATGATTGGCTACGCAGGGGAAGCCCCCCAATTCATTACTCCATCGGGTGTAGCTCCAGAACTATTTGAATGGCTAAAAGCTCAAATTGATTTTGCATTTAGAGAAATTGGAACATCAGAACTCTCGGCAACATCTCAAAAGCCTGCTGGATTAAACTCAGGAGCCGCAATCAGAGAGTTTTCCGATATAGAATCGGATCGCTTTGCTAATTTACAACAGCGTTGGGAGCAGTATCACATGGATATTTGCGATCAGATGATTGATAGAATGGAGGAGATTTATGAAGAATATGGCGATTTTGACGTGATGGCTCCTGATCGTGAAGGTGCATACAGATTAAAATGGTCAGAAGTGAGAATGAGTCGAAATGATTATGTAATGCAAGTTTACCCAACGTCTTTACTTCCTTCACACCCTGCTGGTCGATTGGCAACAGTAAACGAAATGATCGGTGGTGGTTTAATTGATCGTGTAGACGCTTTGGACCTCCTCGACTACCCAGATGTTAAAAAGTATATAAGTTTTGAAACTGCACCAAAGCAAGACATATTAGCTACAATCTCAAGCTTACTTAAGGGTGAGTATGTGACACCAGAGCCAGAGCAAGATTTAAGACTTGGTGTTAAAATGATGCAATTTGGATACCTTCATTATAAGCACAAAGGCGTAAAAGAAGATCGTCTACAGTTATTTAAAACTTGGATTTCAGACGCTCAAGAATTGATAGGCCAAGCAATAGCTGAAATGCAAGCACAGGCTCCACAGTTACAAGGTCCACAAATGCAAGAACAGCAAATGCAAGGCCTAGCGCCACAGATGGAAACTCAAGGTACAACACTAGAAGGGCAAGAGTTAGCCCCACAAATAGGAGTTTAATAAATGTTTGAAACTGGAAGTTCAACAGATGCGCCCACACCAGATACTCAGGGCGAGAACCCACAAGATCAAGGCAGTCAGAATCAACAGCCTGATAAGTTTTCCGATAAGTTCGCACTTTTGACAAAAAAGGAACGTGAACTTAGAGAAATGGAAAATAGGCTTAAAGGTTGGAATAATGAGAAGTCTGAGCATGAGAAAAAACTAGCTGAGTTCGAGGCTTGGAAGCGTGAACAAGAAGAGGTTGAGAAGCTTAAAGAGATTGACCCTCTTGAGTATCTATCAAAGAAAGGCCTAGATTATGAGAAGTTGACTGAACATGTAGTAAATAGAGATGATTATGCTAAGGACTCAGAATTCAGAAGCCTAAAGAAAGAACTTCAAACAATGAAAGATTTTCTTAATGGATTTTCTGAGGACTTCAAGGGATTCAAAGAAGGTATTTCAAAAAAAGAAGAGGAATCAACAAAATCACAGCAAGAGCAGGCAACTAAGCAGTACTTAGAAAATATTCGTGAGTTCATAACAGAAAAGTCATCAGATTATGAGCTAGTAAATACCTATGGCGATCCTAACTTCATTTTAGAAGCTCAAATTAAACATTATGA